GGGTGATCCCGGCGCGTATCTTTGGCCGCAAGGCCAGTGGCGGGAAAATCGAAGTGCTGGTCGAGCGGGTGCTCGACGATCATCGGGTGTTGGCGCATGTCCGCGCATCCAAGGCGCCAAAACCGGGCGCTGCGCTGTTGCTGGGTGACGACGACAGCATTCCTGCCACCATGGTGGCGCGTCACGATACGCTGTTTGAACTGCGCTTTGACGATCCGCGCGACGTGTTTACCATTCTCAATGCGGTGGGGCATATGCCGCTGCCGCCGTATATCGATCGGCCGGACGAAGACGCCGATCGCGAACTGTATCAGACCGTTTACAGCCAGAAGCCGGGCGCGGTTGCGGCGCCAACCGCCGGGCTGCACTTTGACGAGCCGCTGCTGGCGGCGCTGCGTGAGAAGGGCGTCGAAATGGCGTTCGTTACCCTGCACGTCGGCGCAGGCACCTTCCAGCCGGTGCGGGTCGAAACCATCGAAGAACATGTGATGCACGCCGAATACGCCGAAGTGCCGCAAGAGGTGGTTGATGCGGTATTGGCCTGCAAGGCGCGCGGCAAGCGCGTGGTCGCCGTCGGCACCACCTCGGTGCGCTCACTGGAAAGCGCCGCCAAGGCCAGCCAGGATGCACCGATCGCGCCATTCTTCGGCGATACCCGTATTTTCATCTATCCGGGATATCACTATCAGGTCATTGATGCGCTGATCACCAATTTCCACCTGCCGGAATCGACGCTGATCATGCTGGTTTCGGCCTTTGCCGGCTATCAGAACACCATGAATGCCTATCGACAGGCGGTGGCCGAGCAATACCGTTTCTTCAGTTATGGTGATGCGATGTTTATCAGTCGTAATCCGCAGGCGGAAAACGAGTCCGTCGGCAAATAAATTTTCGAGGTATACCCAAAATAATTGAAACGGCGTCAAGGCAGTATGTGAGCGACCCCCGACGGGCTTGCGAGAGTCAATGATTCGGGTGAGTGAACGCCGCCAATACAGAGGCCGTTTCAAGCATGACAGGTATTTATGACGTCAGACTGTTTCTCTGGCGTCACATCGAATTATGCTTTAATACGAGCTGAATATTCACTAAATAAAACATCAGCTTACAAGGGATATTCTTGTCGCATCGTTCGCGTTTTCGTTGTCATGTGCCAAAAACGTGACAATGCCGCTGAATTTGCTCAAATGTTCGCCGCTTAAGTGTGCGTATTTATTAACCATCTCTAGCTTCTCCCATCCACCCAATTCCTTTAGCACCATCAAAGGGGTTCCGTTCTGGACGTGCCAACTAGCCCAGGTATGGCGGAGGTCGTGGAAGCGGAAATCTGTGATTCCTGAAAGGAATAATGCTCGTTCAAAATCAGTCCTGTTTATGTACCCTTCTTTTTCTCCATCAGCGGAGAATACATACTCATTGTCGAATGGAATTTCCCTCATCACCGCGACTGCGTCATCATTCAACGGCAGTGGCCGCGCTCTTCCTGATTTCGCATTCTCAGCCGTCACAACGGCAACTCGTCGGCCGAGATCTACATCCTTCCACTTCAAAGATAAAATCTCTCCCAGCCGCGCACCTGTAAGCAAGGCGAATGAGCATACAGATTTCATCCAGTCATAGCGCAGGTTAGCGATAAGCGACTTGGCTTCACTTTTTTCTATCCATCGAACCCTGACCTTAGGCTCCCTTAAAGACTGAGCGTAAGGCTGCCTATCAAGCCATCCGCTTTTGTCTGCAAGGGAAAAACCCCTCATAATAAATGATCGGTACCGATTTTTGGTTGCGTTGGCCAGGCGCTTCCTGGTAACTACATTATGAGTGGGCAGGCTATCTACAATCTCTTCACCGGTAATAGTCGAAATAACTCTTCCCCCGAAGATGTTCAACCAGTACCGAGCGTATATTTGCTTGTTCTCATAACTTGATTGGCCCTCCGCGTCACGCAAAGCCAATACCACCATTTCCTCGAAAATCCTCTCAGGCCGCTTATCAAGATGTGACACTGCCCATAGCTCATGCTTTAGCTTGTCGTGAAGCTGCTGGGCTTTTACCTTTTCCTCCGTTCCAGAAGAGCGTCTAATTCTCGTTCCATCTGGAGCGGAGATATCAATCCAGTATTTTTTACCTCTTTTGAAGATCGGCATTTTTTTGACTCCTTACTACCGACCACAGCCAGTCTGACGACATTGTTGTTTGTCGGAGAGAATTTTTCTAGGCTTTCTTTGTTGGCTCTCCATGAATTGCCAACTCTGAACATGTGATATCGCTCTGGATCACGGTAGATGGTGTGGGGGGAGACTTTAATCTTTTTCGCATACTCCTGTAATTTCATAAACTCCGCGTCATCCTGACCTGATGAGTTGTTAGCCATGGCAACCTCTATTAATTCCGCCTTAGTACGCAATGACACACATAATTCAGCTGCAGCCAAGCCGGCGGCTTATCCGGTAGCATGGGCGCAATCTTCTTTGCGTGTTTATCGAGTAATTCGCGATACGTGAAAACGTTAGAATGGGATTGGTACTCGGTTATGACTGTCTTAGCGATGGATGCGAGGGCGTTCTCTATTGCTGTGTCCATGTGTCAATCGTCCAGCGACATCTTGTATTTTTTGAGAAGTTGTTGTGCTCGCATTATTGGTGCGATACCTAATCCATTCCTATCGTTATCCCTGTAGTTTTTAAGCAAGTCCCTGACCATCTCCAATGCTTCTGTGCGTTGAGCTATTAGTCGGTATTCCGTTTGATTTGCTTCTCGAACTTCGCTCACTGCAATAATCCTCCAATATCCGCCTTGCCAAACCCCTCAAGCGTGCAATCCGTAGCCTCACACGGCTGGCCTGTCTTTACTGCCTCGACTATTCCGTCAACGTTCATCTCTGCCGCTTCTTTGCTATCAGCTACGACGTAGCAACTGAATGCACCGAAACGGATTTCGTGAAGTCCGATCATTCCACAAACCCCCATGCAAGAACGACGATGCAACAAACCAGTAGGGCTATCGTTGCGTAAATATCAAGATGCGATCGTTTGGTAATCATGCTGCACCCCTCTGCTTGTTGGCTTTCATGCGCCGGTCATAATCCTCAGCACAGCTATCGCCTTTGCAAAAGTTACCCACTGCGACTTTCTCGCCACACCAGTAGCAGGTGCCGGTAAACTTCATGTCAGGGCGAGGGCGGTTAGATAGAGCAGCTCGAATGCTCAGCTCTTCGAGCTCCTGAGCAGCGTCGATAATGTCAGCCATGGTTAACTCCTTTGCTCAAAATAGTATCGACATCATCAGCTAGGCAGCCGGATGTCATGATTGCTTGGCCATCATGAAGAGACACCTTTACCGGTGCCGGCATAACTCCGGTTTTGCACCACAATCCGCGATGAATGACCTGTTCTAAAGCGTCCGTACTGACATGCCCATCGGTGAATCGGGCGCGGGGAATCCTGACACTGATAATGTCCATTGGTTGTACTCCAGGTGGATTTTTGGCAATAAAAAACCCCGCCGTGGCGAGGTTTTACTCTATGATGTTAGCTTTACGGGATTGGACTTATCCCTGAACTTCTAATGGCTGATTCTATCTCGTGGTTAGAAGTGTTTCTTTCGATGGCAATAGCATAATATTCACCGTCAAGAAAATACCTATCAACCTTGACATGTCTACCTGCGAATGACACCAGTTTCCCTGGTCCGCCACGTTCCGTTGGAACTGGCACTACCAAGTGCGACCTCAGCCTGTCCTCCTCAATGATGATATTTTCTCCGTTTCGCCTCAGTAGAAGATGCTGCACTTTCATCACTGACTCCTGTTAGTTAGGTATTCTGTTTTTTTCCGTTGGCATCAATCATCTGCTGATAAGCCGGTGAAGCCCCTGCCGGGAACTGCTTGCTTACGTCACGATAGTGGATCAATCGCTCTAGGAAGTATTCACGCAAGTGGGAAGGCTGTTGTTCTTCGACCTGCACCGGAATGACCGGCATGTTCATACGCTCTTTGTACGCCACGCCTGAAGCGGCCATATCCACGTTAACTTTGTCCATCTCATCTTTTGGCAGATTGCCGAGGTTATATGACATGTAATCCTCCTATTTTTGAGGATTATACTACTTACCCACCTCCGGTGCTGCTGCCGCACCGCGCAGGCAGTCGGTTAACTTCCAATACCCCGCACGGCGCATGTAGTCCGGCACCTGCTTCACCAAGTCGTGGTCAGGATTAGCTTTTTTCAGCGCGTGGACGAGCCGGCGTACCTGCATGATTAAATCGTCCGGTGCCGAAGGTGTGGCTGGCGCTGCTGCCAGCATCGCGGCGCGGCAGGCGTTCCAGCCGTCCCAGAAACAGTCCGACCAATCTTCTCCCATCATGTCATCCTCCTGCTGGCAGTTGGTTATCTACTCTGGCGCTGCTGGCGCTGGCGGGGTGGTGATGTGTAACCGTGGCTCGCCGTCTTTCGGCTCCGGCCACTCGCGCGCCATGTTAACCTTCAGTTTTTCTTCCATCGCCGCAGTAATTTCAGCATCGCTGATTCCCGCACGGCGTTGGGCGTCCCACATTAAAAACTGTATGTCTGCCCACTCGCTAAGGTCGTCAGGTTCTGCAGCAGCTTCCAGCGCTTCTTTCGACAGGTGCTTCAGTGGGCCTACCGGGCCAACATTCCCGAAAGTTTCTTCTGACCACTTAGCGTGTCTTTGCCTGATCAACCCCCGCAGCTGCAGCGACGATCCACTCTCTCCAACAACCGGCAACCGCACCGGCGTAGCCAGCTTGGCGCGTAGTTCCAGCAACTCCTCCCAGCGTCGTTCGTTCTTCTTCACCGCGTTGTCTCTGAACGTGGTCATTTCACTCAGCTTGGCCTCCAGCTCTGCGACGCGCTGGCACTGCTCGTATCCCAAGGCACGTCTCAGCTCTGCGTTTTCCCGTTCTACCCGCCGCGTGTACTCTAGGCGGCTGTCTGATTCCAGCTCCTCGATGCGCTGCGCCTGCTGCTGGTTCTCAGACATAACCCGCCGGGATTTTTCACGCTCACGTTCCAACGTCTGCTCTGCTTTGCGGAACATGTCGAGATTGTTAGCCGCTACCGACTGCTGCTGTCCGGCGTGGATGTTTAGCGCCAGAATCTCCGCCCGGAGCGCGTCTACGTACTCTTGCGAGTAGAGTGGTTTGCTGCCCTGCACATCGTAAAACGGACGGATGCTCGCCACGTCGCCAAGCTCCAGCAACTCAGCTGCTATTTTGCTAACGAACCCCACCGGCTGCGCCAGCTCTTCCAGATTTTTCGTTTCGTTGCTCACTGTGCTTTCTCCTGTGCTTCAGATGTAGTTGCGGCAGTCGCAATAAGCGATGCCAGCTAAGTTGTATGCGTCGCTTTTCCGAGCCCGGCGCTGCCGGCGGGATGGTTTTCCTTTGTCGGCGAAATAGACTGTGCGGATTGTCGATGGCCAGCCTGACATCTGCTTTCTGTTGCTCAGCCATACCGGCATGCACAACAATCTCCGCGCCGCTCTGTTGCTCTTACGCTTAGCCATGCTTGGCCTCCTCGAATTCATCCAGATACTCCAGCTCTTGTCTGGCGGATTCGTTGGTGATGTCGCCACTCTTCAAGCCTGTGCTAGTAGCACCAGGACAATCAGGGCATCCGCGACACTCGCTACCGATAGTGGGGCATGGTTTCGTATCATTTGCTGGCATCACTACCTCCATGAATCACTGTGCGAATGCCATTCCATGCTGGGGCAGTTACGACGCCTTCTTCCTGCATGCGTTCGATAAGCCACGCTGAGCGGTTGAAACCGATGCGGAAGTGCCGCTGAATAGCCACGATTCCGATCGATGCATGCAGGCGAGCAAATTCAACAGCCTCGCTGTAAAGACGATCATCTATTTCGGATGCTTTCATTTGGCCTCCCGCAGCTCGTCGGCGAATTTCAATGCACGATCACCTGACAATTTCCAATGCACATACACATCCCTATTTTCCTGCATCGACAGGTCACGACATCGTTTGGCAAACTTCTCCACTCCCCGCGCTTCGATAGCTGCAAGGGCGGCGTCAGTGGCTGGGGTTTCCGGCATCTGCATGATGAATTTCCGCACTTTCTGATATTCATCGTTGCGATAGCTACCAAAGGCGTAAATGAATGGCTTGTTGAGGTTGTGACTGTTCCTTCTGATGTAGTCTTTACAACCTTGCTCGGTAAAACAGCCGGTCACAAACACATCAATCTCCTTCATGGCGTGCCTATCCCAGCCGTCTCTAACCTCATATTTGGCCTGATAAATAGCCTCCAAGCGCCGATACTGTGTCTCTGTAGCTTCGACATAATCACCGCTCTGGTTCTCAACCCAGCAAATACGGTCACAGTCATGGTCTTCAGAGCCGATGATCTCGCGCTTGGTCATTACGGCGAAAAATGGTTGGTCAGTTATGCGGTTGTTCTGTGTGCGGATTAGCTCACCGATAGCAGTAATTTCAGAGCGCTCGCGCTTCAACTCCGCATTCTCCACAGCCAGCGCATCGCGCTCAGCCTTCAGGGCTTCATAGCTCAATACTTCGGTCATAGGTCATCCTTAGCCCGCACCACAGCATCGACAGGCAGGCAGGTGTAAGAGGGGGATAGGTCTTGCTGCAGGATGTCGGCAGCACAGTTTTGTAAGTCCGGATAAACAAAGCCCTGCGGTTGGTAGTCGCATGGCTGGAACGTGTAGCAAACGAGCAGAAATAGTCCGTACATCAGTCACTCCGTTGATGGCCGAATCGGCCAGTCATGTTGTCGTACCAGGCGCCGATATCTATCTCTTGCTGAGTGAATGGCTGGCGCTCTACAGGTCGTAAATCTGGTGGGCAAGGTGGGTAGAAAGCGGCGTTTCGTGCCGCTGTTCTCGTCATCATCTGATTAGCCCGAGCGTGAGTCTCCCCGCGTTTCAGGCAATCAAAAGCCGCAATCGCCTCTGCCGCGATAGCAGCATGTAGTTCTTGTTTGGTCATGTTTGTTACCTGGTGCGGGGAGGGTGGTTAGAACGGTGGCTCGTCGTCAAAGTCCATTGGCGGGTCTTCTCGGCGCTGATTGTTTCTTACCGACGCTGAGGGGCGCAGCTGGCTTACTGCTTCACCTTGCTTACCGCCCAGCATTTGCATCGTCCCGCCGACATTGACGTGAATCTCTGTCGTGTATTTCTCGATACCTGATTGATCGGTCCATTTTCGAGTAGTTAGCTTCCCTTCGATATAGACCTGCGAGCCTTTACGCAGATATTCGCCAGCCACTTCCGCCAACTTCCCGAACAGCACAACGCGGTGCCACTCGGTTTTTTCTTTCTGCTCTCCGGTTGCTTTATCGCGCCAGCTTTCGGAGGTGGCCAGTGTCATATTTGCCACCGCTCCGCCATTCGGTAGATAACGAACTTCCGGGTCATTACCCAGGTTACCCACCAGAATTACTTTGTTTACGCCTCTACTAGCCATTTATGCCGCCTGTTTAAGTTCTTTGAGTCGAATTCCTGTTACGTCCTTGCACTTGTTTTGATGGTCTTCGTGACCATTGAGCCGCGTCCATGTTTCGGCGTATTTGGATTGGAGTGATTTGGGGTTATTCTCAGAACTGGCGTACTGAGTAAACTCAGCAAGAATCTGGTCTGCCGTGGCCGGAGCTACGTTATGTACTTCTGCATCAGCATCAATCGCAGTTTCTTCCGTCGGTATGCAGAACGCTTGGAATGCAGCGTATTTGTACGCGATCGACATTGCTTTGTTGGTTGCTTTGTCGCCGCTATCCATGGCTTCGCCGTACGTAACGACAGTGTGAGAGCTCCCGTCTTCGGTGCTTACAAAATCGAATTCAGCGCGGACAGTTATGTAGAACAATGCGCCGCCATTCTTACTGGTTCTCTCGCATGACGTCCTTTCTGTGCAGCGCGGAAGAATAAGAAGCTTGTGCTTAACCAGTGCCGGCGCTAGTGCGTTGTAGACGGCATCAATCCCCCTGAACGCGTAATTAACTTGACTTCCTTGATGTCTATGCTTCTGTATTCCTTGCTGAGCTAACTCCGCAGCTACAGCACTGATCGCTTTATAGACCTGCTTCGCTTCCACCTTTCACCTCCGGGTTAGTGATTTTGCCGGGGTATTCACCATCCAGCTCGCTGATCCAGCTTTCGCTATATTTAACCTTCCCACTAGTCACGAGCTCCGCTTCATCCAGAACGGCATCGAACATTTCATCAGCACTCACGCGACCTCCTTTCTTTCGGTGACTATCAGTCCGTGCTCAGCCATCCATGCCATCAGCACCACCTCATCTACCAGCGCCAGCATTTCGCGCTGCGCAGCTTCGTCAGGAGCTTCAATCGTGGCGTTAATGATGTTGGCTCGGTGCTCTCCGATTCGTTGCCCTGGCATTGTGCTGATGCGAGAGCAGGTGATTTCGATATTCATTTCATCCCCCGATAGAAAAGTGAGTTAGCAAGCTGGAATAGGGTGTTATCGTTCTTCTCCTTGGCAAGTTGGGCGAGCAATTGAAGTGTTCGAGTGAAATTCATGGCTCGCCTCGCTGATTGAGAGTGTCTTTCAGCCATCGCCCAATGCAGCGCATCCGGCGAGTAATAATTTCGAGTAGTGATTCGTTTAGTTGGAAAGCACCCATGCGAGCGCCTCCCGCGATTGCAAAAATCATGGGTGACTCCTGAATTTATTTTGATTAGTAGGTGATACGGATGGCTGATACTTCGCCTTTAGCGATGGTTTCGACGCACTTCTGAGCGCAATCTGCTGGCAATCCAGCAGCTACAAGTTCGGCTACTGACTGGCGATTGATGGTGCGGCGATGCTCAACATCAGCAGCTCTCTTAGCAGCTTCATCAGCAATTCTCTTATCTTCAGCCAGCCTGGCGGCTTCTTTCTCATCTGCTTCACGTTTAATGCGCTCAGCTTCTTCTTTTGCGCGGCGTTGTTCGGCCTCGATAGCCTGCCGTTTTTCTAACTCAGCACGCTGAACCGCCTCGACACGCTGACGCTCAGCCAATTCAGCCGCTTATTTGGCTTCACGTTCTGCCCGCTCTTTTTCTGCTTTCGCTTCTGCTTCCCGGCGAGCGGCGGCTTCAAGTTCAGCCTTGGCTTTCTGCTCAGCTTGGATTCGAGCCTGCTCCGCAGCCTGGCGCTTTAACTCTTCTTCGTAAGCAACGCGCTGGCGCTCAGCCTCAGCTCTTTTTTCTTCCGCTTCGCGATCGAACTTTTCATTCAGCAGCAGGGCGATTTCGTGATCGGCTTCTACCTGCTTTGCTAGCGCTTCGGCTTGTCGCTTTGCTTCATCTTCGGCTTTGATTCGTTCCTGCTCGGCTTCCCACTCAGTTAGTGGGCGTCGTGTTTCATCACGCAGTGCGTCGCAGGCGTCAACGAACCGTTTAATTTCCTGTTCAGCAGGCCTTACGGCCTCTTTTAATCGTTTCAGGTACTCGCGCCCTGGCTTTTCAACGGCGGTCTTGCTGCGGCTTACCTGCGCAGCCAGCGAGGCAACACGGTCACGGCCTTTCTTTGTGGTCAGGTCTGGAGCTTCATTTACACTGGCCTTGATGTGATTAAGATATGCATCAAGACCGTTTGGAATATACAGCGCCGGTGCTTGTTCCGGCTTAATGTCGATAACGGTTAAATCGGTAGACTCACTCACGGCATCTCTCCTTTGATTGATAGGTATTCATTGCTGAACCAACTCGTAAATTGGCTTAGCGATGGGAATAAAAATGGGCCACCGTTAGGCAGTCCGAAGTGATGATAAGAGGGGTTATGTCTTCTTACTGGTACATCAGAAAGCTCACACGGATATGAGCTTTGGGATGGTCAGATATTGCGAGCCTTCAGCATGGCGTCAGCTGCTCGATATGAAATCCCTGCATAACGAGCTAGGTCATCATCAAGAAGCCCTGCATCCGGGTCTGAAAGAATCGCGTTAATTGCTTTTGCAGCGAAGTAATCACGCAAAGTCATGCCGTCTTCTTGATACTGCAGAACGTTGTTATGTCCGTCGTATTCCCACTGCTGGCGCGGGAAGGCTTGCCCACCTGTTTCTTTGCTCATCTCACAATCTCCACCAATCCAATAACCACACCACACCAGAAGAGGGCGCAGCCAACCAGAACCCAAAACCAAACCTTCGCGTTGTAAGTCATGCTGCACCCTCCAGTTAAAAATAAAGGCCGCGTTATGCAGCCTCTTCGGTATCAGTTTCCTGTTCGTTAACCCAATCAGGATGTTCGCCAGCACCGAGGTAAAAATCGATAATCCTCAGCAGTCGCGGATAGAACTTCAGCGCTTTCTTGCCATCCATTTCTGCAATGTCGCGTTTGCTGAATTTGCGCCATTCCTCAACAGTGTGATTCTGGCAACCGGCGCGGACATATTCGCCATTCGATATCTGCAGGTAGTAAGGCTCGCCCATAATTACGAATGTGTGATCAGGCAGGTTGGCATCGCGCAGGTTGGCATCGCGCAGGTTGGCATCGCGCAGGTTGGCATCGCTCAGGTTGGCACCGCTCAGGTCGGCACCGCTCAGGTCGGCACCGCTCAGGTTGGCATCGCGCAGGTTGGCACCGCTCAGGTTGGCACCGCTCAGGTTGGCACCGCTCAGGTTGGCACCGCTCAGGTCGGCACCGCCCAGGTCGGCACCGCCCAGGTCGGCACCGCCCAGGTCGGCACCGCCCAGGTCGGCACCGCTCAGGTTGGCATCGCGCAGGTTGGCACCGCTCAGGTTGGCACCGCGCA